CCAAACAACAGTTTTGTTAGACCAATTACAAATTATTAATGGTCAAACACCAAGTGATGATGGAACGTTTACAACAACGTTATCAAAATCTCAAGCGGTTGTTAAAGTTAAACCATTATCATATGGCGAAATTATGGAAATCACAAGAATGGCTGACTCATACCCACAAGGAAGAGTTGTTCCAAAAATTACGTGGAGAATGCAGAAAGAAATAGTAGAAATAAACGGTAGTTCAGATAAGGCAGAAATTTCAAAGTTTATTGAGTCAATGCCAATTATGGATTCAAAAGAATTTAGAAACTTTATGAATCAAAATGAACCAAGATTAGATATGAAAAGAGTAGTTATGACCCCATCAGGAGAAAAATTGACAGTAAATGTCGGTTTAGGGGTAGACTTTTTTCGTCCTTTCTTCTGATTATAGGAAAGGTCAAATTGATGAGTTTTATTATTTAAATAATTTAATGAAGATAACTTATCAAGATTTTGAGAAAATGCCAATTTTTATTAGGAAATATTTATTGGACAAATGGATTGAAGAAAACAAGAAGGACTAAAAAAATTAGTCCTTCTTCTATTTATATAGAAACCCTCTTAATATATGGCAGACATTAATGATAGTTTAGACGGCTTTCAAGAAGCGGCAAACAAATTCAAAAATCCTTTAGGCTCTATGGCAGAAACTATTGGTTTAATGGTTGCTGCAACCGATGCGTTAAACAAGAGTTTTGTTCAAGGTAGAGTAAGGATTGAGGAGATGAATGTTGCCATTGCTCAATCGGTTGCTAATGTAAGTAGGTTAGGTGGTTCCATAACTGATGTTGTAAGAACATTAGATGGTATTGGAGCTGGAGCAAGACGAAATCTTATTGCAAACGAAGAAACTGTAAGTAAAATATTTGCAGCTTCTCAAATATTAGGGACAGATGCCAAGACATTAACTGAGGCTTTTGGACAAGTAGGTTACGACGTATCTCAAGTCGGAGTCAATTTAGAAAAATCTATTGCTTATATTCAAAGTATTGGTTTAAATTCTAGAACAGTTACTGCGGACGTATTAAAGAATATGGATGCAATGTCCAAATTTAATTTTAATGACGGAGTTCAGGGATTAACTAGAATGGCGGCTCAGGCTTCAATGTTGAGGATAGACATGAAAACAACTTTGGACTTTGCTGATAAGTTAATTAGTCCTGAGAATGCAATTAATACTGCTGCTGCTTTCCAAAGATTAGGAGTTGCTGTTGGTGATTTAGGTGACCCACTTAAATTAATGAACGACGCTTTAAACGACCCAGGCGCGATTCAAGATAGTTTAATTAACGCAACTAAACAATTTACTTATTTTGATGAAAAAACACAATCGTTCAGAATTAACCCTCAAGGTTTATTAACGATAAGAGAACTTAGTAAAGAAACAGGTATTGGTGCTGGTGAATTATCTAAAATGGCATTATCTGCTGCAGATTTAGATAAAAGACTTTCTACAATTAGTCCAAGTTTGAATTTTGAAAGAGAAGAAGACAGGACATTCTTAGCGAATTTGGCGGTAAAACAAGGTAATGATTATGTTGTTCAAATTAAAAATGACCAAGGTGAAGTTGAATTAACAAAAAAATTAGGAGAAGTAACCCAAGAAGAATTAAAAAAATTAAGAGAACAACAAGACCAAGCACCAAAAACTTTAGAAGATATTCAAAGAAGTCAATTAAGTGTTTTACAAATAATTAATGCTGATGTTAAAGCAATACTTGCGGCGCCAAGTTATGGTGCGGCATCTGCAAGACAAGTAACTAGTAATGTTGAAGGATTTAGAAGAATATCTACTGGATTAACTGGTGGTTTACAACGTAACTTACCAAAGACTGAAGAAGTTAGAACTGCGGTAACTTCTACTTTAGAGTCAATGAAAGATTTATTTACCCTTAAAGGTGAAGGAAAAATAAGTGCGGATGACTTTTCTCAAAAGTTAAAAGTGTTTGAGGACAATTTAATTAATAAAGCAAAAAATGTAGGTCCTGAGGCTTTAGATACATTGAAGACAGTTCTTAAAGATGCTTCTAAAAGTGCTTATGGTGGTAGTGGATTAGAAACGGAATTTAGAAGATTTGCAACTACATTTACACCAGCCGACGCTTCTAAAAGTGGTAGTGCTAAAGTACAGACACCTGCTGGTGGACAAAAAGCACAACCTATAACAAGAAGTAGTATTTTTGGTGCTCAAGATACTCAATCAAGTTTACCACCCGCAAAAATTAATTCTCAAATTAGTAAGACGGTAGATTATACAGGAACTGTGACATTTAAAATTGATGCACCTGCTGGAGTTAGTAGTCAATATTTAACTGAATTTTTGAACAGCGAAAAGTTCAAAGAAATGATTTATAGTTATGTTGAAGAAAAAAACAAACAGAAGGGAGTTGCACGATAATTTTACTACAAAAAAATTACAATCAACCTATTTATTAAGAAACACTATAGATGGGTAGTCCATTAGATTTAATTAATACAGAAGGATTTAGAAAAAAACTTATTACAAGAAACTTAACACCTTATGCTAAGTCTCCTAATAGAGCTACGCTTCCTATCAATACAGAGTATATCCAATCGGATACATCTGTTCAAGATAGTCCTGACCAATTAATTGACCAACCAACTTTCGCTAACAAGTTATATCCGTTAAATCAATATGGTAATGAAGGTGGGTACGAACAAGTACCTGACCCAGGTGCGTTATTAAATACCAAATCTAATGAAGGAGAATATGGATTTCAAGATGCCCATATTATAGACCAAGCAGGCCCTGAGTCCAAGAATTGGAAAAAAATTAATCCATATAGTAATGGGTCTAATGAAGTATTGGATGGTGCCGAATTTGTCCAAAGTTTGAATCAACCAAGAAGTGGTATTGGTTTATACAATAACCAACCTTATCCAAATTATAATCCATCTTCGTATAGTTCTATATCAATATTATTGAGTAGAGACCCTCAAGGAAGTGATGGATTATTAAGTTCAGATTCATATATTGCCAGATTAGGAGCTCAAACTTTACGTAAAGAATTTGAGGAAAGAATTGGTAGACAAATTATTCAAGATACTGTAGGTAGAGCAAATATTTTTAATGTTAGAAGTGGAACTGATATTTTAGGACTTGCAACTGGAAGAGTACCTTTAATACAACCTAACTTCAAAATTACCCTTTTAGCCAATCCAATAACTGCAGCCGCAGATTTTGGATTAAGACTTGCTGGAAGTACTATTCCATTGTCTCTAATACCTGGTTCGTATTTTGATACAAGTATCAATTCAAAACAACCAACAACTATTCAACAACTTAATAATGCTTTTAAAAGAACTGCCACAGGTAAGTTCTTTACAAGATTATTAGGTGCTGATAAGACAGGTAGTCAAATAATGTATAACAATATGGGTGGTGGACAAAAATCTGCCCTATTCAATAACATTGACTACAATAGATATAAGCCAAGTTTTGATAGAACTTTATTTGATAGACTTGCGGGTGCGGTTGTAGGGTCTACAACAAACAATAGTGATTTCTATGTCGGTTCAACAACCTCAGACCCGTCAAGAGTATTTTCACCTGGTGGTGATTTACCTGTTAACTCTTATGGACAAGAGCAACAATCTCCTGTTTATGGGCCTTCTGAGTTGGCTCAATTATATGAAGGACCGAGCCAAGAGGTACGTTTAGGCGCTAATGGACCAACGTATAGTAACGGTGGCGGTATAGAGGGAGGATTTACTTGGGTATCTCCAAAGTATAAGGACAATGCAGGTAAAAAAGTTGGTATTGGTGGATTGATTACTAATCAAGACCAAGACTTTAAACCATCGTCATATGACTCTACGGAGTCAACTAATAGAGAATATAGGGATGGGTCTATACTTGATGATACCCAACGTATTATTGATAGTCAACCTCAAGGAGGTAGAAGGTTACAACACGTTGGAAATGCTATTGACCAAGTTAGTAAAGTATTCAATGATGGATATAAAGAAATAACAAAAGGTTCTAAAGTATTATCTTATGTTGGTGCTATTGGTCAAGAAGTTGGTACTGAATATTGTAGGGTATTTGCTAAAGACGTTCCGTACTTACAATATAATGACTTACAAAAAACAGAAGGCACTGTTACTGAGAATAGAAGATTCTCATATTCTGTTTTAGATAAGACTTATAATCTTAATATGTATCCAAATAAACAAGAAGGGGGTCAAGATTCTTCAAATTTAATTGGTACAGTAAATAATGCTTATGCTAAAAAATATATGTTCTCAATAGAGAATTTAGCATGGGCAACATCAAATACACCAGGGTTTGCGGTTTCTGATTTGGCGGTATGTGAGAGAGGTCCGAATGGAGGAAGGGTAATGTGGTTCCCACCTTACGATTTAAAATTCAGTGAGACTGTTTCTGCAAACTGGAAACCAAATGATTTTATAGGAAGACCTGAACCAATTTATACTTATGCCAGTACAAATAGAGGTGGTAGTTTATCTTGGAAAATAATTGTTGACCATCCATCGGTATTAAATGTTATTACAAATAAAGTATTAAGTAAAGAAACTAATAAGGTTAGAATTGATAGTATTATTGAATCATTCTTTGCGGGATGTAGAAAATATGACTTGTATGAATTAGCCAAGAAATATTACACCATCAATCCAAATGACTTATTCCAAATTCAACAGGCCATTACTTCTAAAGAATTAACTAAAGAAGAATTACAATATGCGGTTAGCACTGTTGCTACAATTCCTCAGGTATCACAAGCAACTGGAAATAATGGTACGACTATAAATTGGAAAGATTATGAAAATCTTGGATTTTATTTTGCAAACGACGTACCGAGTCCAACTACTTTACCATTTCAAACCGCCTACACAAATTATATAGGTCAAAAAGATAATTATAAAAAATTATCCGAAGACACCGCACAACAAACATCATCCTTTTTTGATAATGTTGTTACTCCAAATAAAAATGAAATAGACAGGTTATTAGGATTAATAAATAAACAATTGTCAAATGATAAAAATGGAACTATTACTATAAGAATTGGAGGTACTGCGTCTGCACCTGCAACCCAAGCTTATAATGTAAAATTATCTGATAGAAGAATTGCCTCTGCGGTTTCATACATAAAAAATAATTCGTTAATATCGAATGAAAATAGAGCAAGGTTATTAGTTGAACCTCAAAAAGGGTTGGGTGAAACTGGAACTTCACAACCATTAGTTTATAATACTCAACAACAAAAATTTAATCCAGGCGATAATGTTAATTGTATAGAGGGCGACCCTAAAGACAATCTAGCGGCAAACAAAGAAATATATACGACAGCGGCTATGGCATGTAGGAGAGCTTATATTTCAAGTATCGAAACAAAAACTACACAAGAACCTATACCACAACCACAGCCACAAAAAACTACTGTGGTTACTGGAAATGTTGTAACAAAAACAGAAGTGGTACCTGTGATTGAAGAAAAATATGTTCAGAAAGATAATATAACTAAAAAAATAGTTAGAGCCCTTATTTCTGAATGTGATTACTTTGAAACTATTAAGGAAGAAACTCCTATGGTTTATGATAACTTAAAAGAAAAATTAAAGTTTTTCCAACCAGCGTTTCACTCAACAACTCCTGAAGGTTTAAATAGTAGATTAACATTCTTACAACAATGTATGAGGCCTGGCGATACTATACCTACAATTAAATCTGTAGGTGGTAAAGATGTATTAGAATATAATAATGCAACTAACACGGCATTTGGTGCACCACCAGTATTAATATTAAGAGTTGGTGATTTTTATAACACAAAAATTATTCCAACAAGTTTAAATATTACTTATGAAAATTTAGATATTAATCCTGAAGGTATTGGTGTACAACCAATGATTGCTAACATTACAATGAATTTTCACTTTGTGGGCGGAAGTGGTTTAAAAGAATCTGTTGACAAGTTACAAAATGCGTTAACATTCAATTACTATGGTAATACAGAAATGTGGGACGAAAGAGCTGATGTGACTGACCAAAGTTATAAAGTTATTGATAAAGACTTCTTGGCTTCTATTGGTAGTCCTGCTCCTCCAACAATTAACCAAGCGGATGTCAATAATAGTTTATCTAATAATAATACTATTGGAACTATTACTGGTGACAGAATAACAACCACAGGTGAAACAGGTACTATTTCGTACACTTTATTTATGGATAAGTTTTTACTTGAAACTCAAAATTATTTTACAAATATAGTTAATAAAAATAGAGAGGTGACAAGACAGTATAATAATGGAGTACGCCAATTATGGACAGTTCAAAGAAATTACCAAAAAGGAAAATTTGTTTCAAACGGTGTTGAAACTATATTGTTTGGAAAACCAATTAACATTGAACAAAATTTGAACATTGTTTTTGGTAATTTTGTGGATAACATTACCGCAACAAATTCAAACCAAGATAAATTTATGAGTTATATTTCTGACCCAACTTTAAATTTATCAATAAAAACAATAAGAACTATAAAAGAAAATTATTTGAATTTTGTAAAAAATAAAAGAGGTACGTTTCCAAACGCTATTACACAAGTAATTCAAAGTACTGTTAACGCTGAACAAAATTATTTACAATATATAAGTAGGGCTAATACAATATCTTATGATGCGGTTGCAAATTTAGGTACTGATGGTTTACAAGTTCCAAATGCAAATACAATTGTATATGATATTACTGGTACCAACCAAGTATTTGATGAAACTTACATAAATACTTTGAATGAAATGGGCGGAGACATTGATAAAATTCAAGAAGGGTTGACCGCTTTTGATGACATGTGTTCCATTGGAAATACATTTACATATAATGGTACCTCTTATAAAGGATATTTTTTCTATGGTGATGCGGGTGAAAAAACAGATTATAGTTCTTTAATGAGCCAAGTATTTCAACCATTTAGTCTTGATAGTAATTTTGATAATCTTTCATTTAAAAGAGAATATATGATATTATCCGATGATGTTGTAGATACTAAAAAATATGAAACATTTAGAAATGCGATAATAGGTAATATTATAAGTGATAGAAACAATATTGATAACAGTAGGGTTGGTGAAGGAATTTCAACTTTATTTGACAATTATTGGGTAAAAATCGCAAGACCATTATTTATAAGTGAGAATAATATTACTATTGCATATATAGATAGTATGGAAAGAGATAATTTAAAAAACTTTATCAAATTCACACCTTTCCCTTCTAAACCGAGAGTTTTATCCTATACTATAGGACAAAGTGCAAATAAAAATTACCAAGCACAATTGATACAGTCATTAGGTGCAACAACAAATATTAACTCATCAACAAGTACATGGAACGATTTGTTGGGTGGAAGTACCGCTTATATAAGTAAAGTTAAATTAAACTAATGGCATACCAATATTATAACAGATATAGTGATTTTTTAATTAATGGTGAACAAACCGTTGTGCCATTTGTTCAGTTGCCTCAAAAAACAACTGACAAATCTTACATTTATAAAACAGCGAGAAGTAGATTAGACGTTGTTTCTCAAGAGTATTATAACTCACCATATTTTGGATGGTTAATTTTGCAGGCAAATCCTCAATTCGGAGGACTAGAAAATAATATATATGATGGTGCGGTATTGATTATTCCATATCCATTACTACCATCATTACAAGATTATAAAGCGGCTTTAGCAAATTATTTTTATTATTATGGCAGGTAGTGTTGTACAGGGTGACAAGAGTGGAAATATTTTAGTAGAGTTTGATTACAATAACATTATTGTAGTTGACCCTAATAAGACTATTGATGCCTTTGGTAATATCAGAGAAAGATTAGTTGACCACGAGAGTTTAGTAATGTATGCAAACCTTGAGGCGGAAATTATTCCTAGAACTAAATTGGCCGTTGGGATTACACCATCTAACAACAACGACAACATAAGAACAATATCGGTTGCTAGTATGAATTTTTTAAGACCGACCGAAGGTACTGCATTAACTACTGGATATTATGATGAGTTAACAGGTAAAAATGCCAAAAACATGTTGGGTCAAAATCAAATCAAACAAGAATTGATTGAACCACAAGGTGATACACCATATCAAAAAACATATATTGCATCACCAGGTGAAAAAGCCACAGATAATGGTTTATTAGGGATTACATCAATTCAAGTTAGAACAAATACTTCATTTACACCAAGTGTTAGTATGGTGTTAGAAGATATTCAAGGAAGAGCTTTATTTCAGTTAGGTGACAATTCACCATATGCTGCGTTCTTCAACTTACCATATCCACCGTTTTATTTAACTTTAAAAGGATATTATGGACAAGCGATTAGGTATCAATTAAATCTCAAGACTTTTAGTGCTAGTTTTAACTCATATAGTGGAAACTATACTGTTAAGTTAGAATTTGTTGGATTTAAGTTTAATATTTTAAATGAGATATCTGTTGGTAGTTTATTGGCCGCACCTCACATGTATTCTAATGTTTTTAATATTAGTAAATCAGGAACGTCTCCTGAACCCGCAGACAAAAACACAAGAGCCTCTGCGTCTCAAACAGGTGCAATTTCAAGAGAATCAACTATAAGTCCTGATAATGTTGTAACTCAAATGGTTACAGAAAAGGGATATCAAAAAATAGTTGAAGTTTATAGTGAGTATAAGGCCAAAGGGTTATTACCTACAAATTTCCCTGAAATTACACTTGCACAATTAATTAACAAATTGGAGATGTTTGAACAAAACATCTTAGCTTCATATAATAAAGTTAATGTTGAATCGTTAACTAATATAAGAACATATAAAGAGGTCCTTACTGCTTATTTTGAAAAAGTAAGAGGTGCGGAAGGTTCGTGGTTCAATCAATACTTAAATCCTAAACCATTAATAACAATTAAGGGGGAGAATGTTTATACTTTCAAAGAAAGTTTTAACAATCCAACAGCACAATCCGCTGCGATTGAACAATTAAAAAAATATATAATAGAGTTTAATAATTTATTGGCACAAAATAAAACGTTAGGTGTTAAAGGAAACTTACCAATTAAGAATCCAATAACTTATAAAATGTTAGAAGTACCATTTGTTATAAGTAATATTGATTGGATAAAAACTGTTACTGAAAGAACTGGTATTAAATCTCCAACAGAAGAAAATATTGCAGAATTTGAAGCAACTATTAAAAATTCTTTAAAACCTTATGCCGAGGTTGGTCAAAGTACAAGTGGATTACCTACTAATGTTGACATAATACTTCCGCCTGTGTTTATTTTCGAAGGTGTTAATAGATTCATCAATACTATTAATCAGATGAATACTGAAGCTAGTCAAAAATTGTCCGCTCAAGAGACAAAATTGTCTGCGGAGTTGGCGGCAAAAATCGAAAGTCAGGCGACAGGTATTGGATTTAAACCTTCTGTAAGAAATATGTGCGCTGTTATTATGGCAAACGCTGAAGGGTTTATTAGATTATTGGATGATGTTCACACAAATGCGTGGAATGTAAAATATGACTCTGTAAGAAAAGCCGCAATTTTAAATGATTTATCTTCAGCACCTGGAACTGATACACAAAATAATGTTAACATTAGTGTATCTGCTTCTAATGCAAATCAAGGATTATCAACATCTCAAATACCTGTATATCCTTGGCCACAATTTTTTGTTGAAACACCCGACGATAAAAAAGGTAGATTCCAATTAAAATATCTTGCAGACCCATCAGTAGTAAATTTAACTAAAGGATATCTTTATGACAAATGGCCTGAGGTAGAATTTGTTGAAGAATATATGAGAGGATTAACACAAAAATTCAATCCTCCAATAGCTCAACTTGCTCCTGATACAGAATCAACGACGAAAATTATTAATATTAACGCGATTGAATATCCGTCATCAAGTCTTGCCTATTTGAACAAAGAAGAAATTAAATTCTTTTATGAAATATGGGAAAGACAATTTTTAACAACTCACTATTCAGGATTTTTAAGGGCAAATCAAAACCAACTTGGTGAATTAATAAAGTTAAATAATGAAGTTGAAACTAATAACATAATTAATGGTGTAGGAATTAGTTCTCCATATATTAGTTTGAAACTTAAAAATTATAATTTAACCGCATCAAACTACCAAACTTTTTTAGAGAACATTTCAAATCAAGGAACGGGAAAATCTTATCAAGAATATATCAGAGATTTCTTTGTAACACCATATATTAAGACTCTTACAGAGAGTTCATTTAATATTTTAAGTTTATTTGATTTGGGTAAGAATCCTGAAAATTCACCAGTTTCGCCTGGATTAAAACAATTAGTTACAAATGCGTCAAATACTCCATTAGTTATTGATACTTATCCATTCACAAACCCAAAGTGGGTAAGTGAGAATATGAGTTCTGCGGTTAATAGTGTAGATAATTCGGTATATAATACAACAAAGGTATTAAATGTTTATGAGGAGAGAAATGTTATCTCAAATTTTACAAGTATTAATGATACAACAACAAATAGACCTGTAACAAACTTTTCTTATTTATTAAATATAAATCCGTTTCCTGATGCTAAGAATGTTGGATTAACAAGTTTTTATTCTACAAGAAAACTAAACTCTCAGAATTCAGATTCACTATTAGTTGTAACAGAAGGTTATGTGAATTATATTTCACCTGTCAATAGTATACCAACGCAAACTACAACAACAATTTTAAATACACCATATTTTATTAATGCGATTCAAAATGGTGTTAATAATTGGAGAAGACAAGATAAGTATCCTTACATTCAAGCAGCATATTTGTTTATTAATTCTTTACCTTTGGCCAATCTTAGAGAAAGATATAAGACTAAAGGGGTAACAACTGACTTAGATTATATTGCGTCTTGTTTCAAAAAATTTGGTGCAATACATAAAATGCCTTATGCTTGGGTATTAAAGTTAGGGTCTGTTTGGTATAGATATAAAACTTACAAACAAAGTAATGTTGACATATTAGATACTGCTTGGACTGATTACAATTATAGAGGAAACTTTGACCCTATTGCAAGTGCGGTAACTAAGACTTACAACTTTGAGTTTGATGGTGTTGAAAAATCAATTACTTTACAAGATGATAGTAAAGGAGACATTAAAATTCAAACAGGTTTCTATCCAAAAACTATAAATGACTTCAATGTTTTTTATACAGGGTATGACTTGTATACAACATATACCGATGAACAAATTCAGAATAGTATTAATGGTGGGATGAAAATATTTGATTTTAAAGATTCAAATATTGCAACTACACAAAATAGTAAACCACTTATTCTTAACACTTGGTCTGTAGTTTTACCTGATAATGTTATTGGAAATGATGAAGTTAATTGTAACCCAACTCAAAATACGACAAGTTATAATTATTTTATTGTACCATCATTTGGTAATGAACTTAATCAAACTAAAGTAAGTTGTATTAGTAATGGTGAAACAGTTGTTAGTTTAACAAATAACCAATCAATGTATAATGGTTCTGTTAGACTATTGTGGGATGTACCTAACTACGGTTATTTTGATAATACACAAATTGTAAAACCACAACCTGATTCTTACATAAATAAGATATTAACAGACACTAATCAACAGGCACCATTTAGTTTATTAAATATTGATGAGTACTCAAAAATAGATGAAATTTTTTCTGTGTTTGATAAAGGTATTTTAGACCAATTTGAACAAGAATTTTTAAATTTCTGTAAACCAGTTGCTGATATTGATTTAGGACCTCAAGTGACAGTTCCATTAGATGTCTCACCTGTAGACACAAACGCAATATTCAAAAATTTCCAATATTTGTTTAGAAAGTTAATGTCGGTTACAGGTAAAAAAACAACTCAAACAACCGAAAGTTATTTCTTAAGCATTGGTAATACACAACTATTGGCGTTTGAATCGAATATTAAAGCATTTTTAGAATATGATGTAATATTAAAATATGGTAATCCTGCGAATTATAAAAGAAGAACTTTTGATTCTTTTATATCGTATAAATCCACAGCTCCTACTGTAGTTGACCCAATAAATTTTGAACCATATGTTCCAAAATCTTTACCATCAAGTAAAGGTGAAATTACTTTAGCCCAATCAAGAGTTCAATATCCGTTAGAGTGGACTACGTTAGAAACAGAAATTGGATTTTCAACAATAGAAAATTTAATCTATACTGATTTTGGTTCATACATCACAGACTTTTTTATTGACAATGACATTAAGTTTAGTGTTAATAACATCGTTATATGTGCACCGTTAATTAAAATGTTTGCAACTCAAAAACTATATACTCCAACAATAACGTCAAGTTCGTTTAAAACAAAAATTCAAGATTATTTACAAACCGCAACTGAATTACAGAATGTGTTTTTAAATGACTTATTAAATTCTGTTAGGGTTGCATTACCAAATCAACAACAATTACCTGAAAAAACAATTCAAAGTGTAATTGATGGGCAACAAAGTAAGGTTGAAAACTATGAAGTGTTCAAAGCTTTAAATGATAAATGGATTGCGGGTTCTGACTTTAAAAACAAAACGTTATTTGAAGATTTTTTATTTTTAGATAGAGCTTCCAGAAATATTGGTGATACCATCATTCTTGATATATTTGACTTAAAGAGAATGTTAAGTACAAATGCACTTAATATGGAGATGAGTGTGTTTACGTTAATTAGTGGTATGTTAATCCAAAATAAATTTAACGTAATGCCATTACCTGCGTACGTAAACTTCTATAATGTGCAAGAGGTTGATGGTACAACAATATCACAAAATACTGAAGGTTCATTACAATTTGCAGATAACATGTGGGGAACATTCTTAGAAGTTGATTATAGAAAATCTAGCCCAAAAATACTTTGTTTCTATACGGGACTCCCATCTGCTTATTTAGACTTACCAAAAAATAATTCAAAATATAGAAGTGATGGGTTTGAAATGAGAAGAGCTTCTGAAAATCCTTTAATTGAAAATCAACAGAATAAAAAAGATTGGGCGGTGTCCAATAGATGTGTTGGGTTTAATGTTGATATGGGTATTAGAAATCAAAATGTTTTCTACTCATTTAGTGTGTCTATGGATAGTGGTAAAGCGACTTCTGAGTCAATTCAAACTCAGTTGAATATGGTTAACCAAGAATCAGGTAGAACAGTTGCGACTCAAAATATTAGTTTATATAATTTATACAAACAAAGAAGTTATCAATGCCAAGTATCTTGTTTAGGTAATGCTTTACTTCAACCAATGATGTATTTCAATCTAAGACACGTACCTATGTTCAATGGTCCATATATGATTTTAGATGTTAGTCATACTATTAACGCTGGAAGTTTCCAAACAAGTTTCACAGGTATAAGACAAGGTATATATGATTTACCTGCAATTGACAATTACTTACAAAGTATCAATCAAAATTTATTAACTAAGATTGAGGCTCTTCTTAAAATTAAGAAAGATGATGTTACTGCTAAAGCAATTACTGAAATTGGTAAAGCCGCTCAAATAACACAATCAGGAGATAATACTAAGGCGGCACCTAACGCTTGTGTTAACAATTTAACCGCACCTTATTTAACTTGGGCCAAAGTAGAAACAACAACATCAACATCATTAACTCCAAAAGCATTTGCGGATGTATTAAAAACTAAGTTACCTAATGAACCAACATTACAAATATTGATATTCATGATATCATATGTTAGAACATTCCAAAAAGATAAATTTGAAGGGTATAATCATAACTATGGTACGGTTGAATTAACTCACGATTATGGTGACACAGCACCTGCTTATTTTATTGCGGGGCAGTGTTCTTGTGCTAATATTCCCAATTCAACATTATCTACCAAAACGGCACAACCTATTGCTAATTTTACGTCAGTTGATAAGTATGTTGATTTTATGGCATCAAGATTAAGACCTAATGTTGACCGTATAACTAACGGGGCTAATGGAATCGGCATTTCAAAATACTATGTTTGTTATTGGCCAAAGAAAAATGTTGAGGAGTCATATTATGATAGCCATTTAACTGAATTTGCGACGTTAGATAAAACATTAACTAGCGCGTTTAAATTAGCGGGAGGAGATGCAGGTCTTAATGTTGAGGTAACTAATGTAATTAAAAATGCTGATAAAGATGCAAAACAAAAAATTAAAGACACGTATGCTGGAAAAGTTACACCACAAAATAATTTAAACATAACAACAACAGGAACTACAGTTTGTCAACCTCCAACAATAACTTCATTCTCACCAATGACGGGTGTTACAGGAACAATACTTAATATTAAAGGTACCAACTTAGATACCGCTACAGGAATTACTATAAATAACGTTAATGTAATCACAGGTATTACAATAAATAGTTCAACAAGTATTAGTGTTATAGTTCCGTTTAGTAATACTGAGATACCACAAAATAATAGTATTTCAGTAAAAACTAATAACGGTACTGGTAAGAGTAAAATAGAATTTACTTATAATCCAAACCAAAAAACTGCAACACCACCAACAGTAGCGCCATTAGTTCCACCTAATGCAAATACAAACCCACAACAAACAGGACCAATAGTGTTAGTAGAAAAAACTCAGTATAATTTAGTAGGTAGTAATACAAAAATGGACGTTACAATAAATCCTGATGCGGGTTCTTGGGACATAATACCACAATATACTGATTGGACTTGGAAAGCGGTCAACATAGTACCAGGGCCTAATAATACAACTGTTGAAGAAGTTATTGGAAAAGGTCAAGGTAGAGGTCTTGAAGAATATGTGTATACTAACAAAAAACAATTTGAAATTACAGACCTTGATATACTACAGAATGTAAAAGAAAGTGTGGATGATGATGTTGAATTTAAAAAAATAGATATGATTTATAATAAAATATCTTTAATGGCGGTATCAACAACTAAATATGATAAGTTTAGGTTAACAAATAACCCTAATGATGTGATACCTGATGCTTATCAAACATTCCCATTCTACATAACGTTTAGATAATTTAATACAATAACCATATATTTATATAAAAAGAATTTTATGAACTTAAAATCAGCATTAGACAATTATCTTGGAAAATCAGTAAGATATTCTCAAGAAGACAATGGAGACGGAACTAAACAAGTTTGCGATTTAGACACAGGTGATTGCTACACTATTAGAGAAAGAGATGGCTTAATTGAAAGAGCTGGTCATCAAACTACCGCTAATAGAAAAGTAAGAGTTGAGACATCTAGAGGTGTTAAACAATTATTAAACGGATAATAAAATGAAAGTAGACAGAAAAAAAATATTAAGTGAAATTGAAAGATACAAAAGTATCAATCAATATATTATGGAACAAGATGCCGCTACGGCTGAGCCAGATTTAGGTGCGTTGGCGCCAGAACCTGGAGCAGAAGCTCCTATTCCTGCCGCACCTGCAGAACCTGCGGCTCCTGAGGCTCCTGCACCACCCGCAGAACCTATTGATGTGGAGAATGACCCCGACGTTGAAAAAATTGATGATGAGGGTAACTCTGAAGAAAAAGGAGTAGATGAATCAGGTAGTGAAGAACTTGATATTACTGAATTAGTTGATTCTCAAAAGAATATTGAAAAGAAACAAGATGATTATTTTGAAAATCTATTTGGTCAAATAAGTAATTTGGAATCTAAGTTATCTGAGATGGATAGTATTATGAACAAACTAAACTCTTTGGAAAGTAAGATTGAGAAATATAGAGAAAAAACTCCTGAAGAAAAATTAGAACTAAGAACATACGACTCATACCCATTCAATCAAAAGTTATCACAATTTTTTGATGACAAGAAAGATGAGATGGAAAAGACTGGAAAAAATGATTATGTTTTAACTGCAGACGAAGTAACTGACCTTAATGTGAATGACATCAAAACATCATTCCAAAATCCTGGATTTGAAAAAGAAGGATATTAATATTCAAAAATATTAATAATTAAGACCACCCACTCGGTGGTCTTTTTTATTTGACATAACGAATAAAACACCTATACTTATATTATACAATTTAACAATTTAATATAAAAAATTATGATGAGTTCATTAGACGCTGTATTGGCGCAGTACGAAAAATCACAACAATCATCGGGCGGGGCCCAAAGTAAAATGTCGCAAGACGAAAGAATGAAGAAGTATTTCGCTTTAATCTTAGGAGATAAAGAGAAATCAGGACAACGAAGAGTTCGTATCCTACCAACACCAGATGGCTCATCGCCATTCAAGGAGGCTTGGTACCACGAAATCCAAGTTGGTGGTCAATGGCAAAAGTTCTATGACCCAGGTAAAAATGACAACGAGCGTTCACCTTTGAATGAGGTTTACGAAGAGTTAATGTCAACAGGAAAAGAATCTGATAAAGAATTGGCGAAACAATATAAGTCTCGTAAGTTTTATATCGTCAAAGTTATTGACCGTGACCACGAAGAGGACGGACCAAAGTTTTGGAGATTCAAACACAATTATAAGAATGATGGTATCTTAGATAAAATCATTCCAATTTGGAGAAACAAAGGAGATGTTACCGACCCAACAAATGGTCGTGACTTAATCATTGAGTTAACAAAATCTAAAACAAACGCGGGTAAAGACTACACAAGTGTATCTACAATTATGTATGAAGACCAAGGTCCTGTTCACGCAGAAGCGGCACAATCTAAAGCTTGGGTTGAAGATGAATTAACTTGGTTAGATGTTTATTCTAAAAAACCTGTTGATTATCTTGAGGCAATTGCTCGTGGTGAAACACCGAAGTGGGATAATGAAAAAGGTGGATATGTTTATGAAAACAACACTGAAGACACAACTTCAATTGGAGGAGCTAAGTCTGAGAAACCATCTTATACTGACCCTCAAGTAGATGAAGAACCTGCGGGAGATTTACCATTTTAATTTATAATAAGGGTGGAGAATCCTCCATCCTTTAATTTTTTTTCACATGACATTTAAAGAAGAAATTGACCTACAACTAAGGGATAATAAAATGTTGTCTTACGAAATTCTAAGTCAACTAAAAGAAAAGAAATACTTTTCTGGTAAAAGTAAACAAATTGGTGAAACAGTTTTGTTTGGTATGTTGGAGGAAGGTGTTAATGAATTGGGTAATATGAGTATTCGACTGATTACTTTTCATGAAGAAGAAATTAACGTACTATATGAAGAAGACTCTTCTAAATACAACAGAAATAAACCAAATAAATTACCAATGATTAAAAGAATAGAAAATGGCAATTAAGAAAAACGATTTCAGTTCAGTAAAGAAGAAGTTTTCAACTTCTGCAAAATATAAACCTCAAGGGTTTTTTGATTTAGGACCTGACTTCTTAGATGCTGTTGGTTTACCTGGACCTGCCATCGGACATTTAAATATGTTCCTTGGACACTCAGATACAGGAAAGACAACTGCTTTAGTTAAATGTGCCGTTGATGCTCAAAAGAAAGGCATTCTACCTGTATTCATCATCACAGAACAGAAGTGGTCTTTTGAACATGCTAAACTTATGGGGTTTGAATGTGATGAAGTTGTTGATAAAGAAACAGGAGAATTAGATTGGGATGGATTTTACATCTTCAACAATAACTTTAGTTACATTGAACAAATTACTGATTATATCAATGAATTATTGGATGCTCAGGAGAAAGGTGAATTAGACTATAGTTTATTATTCCTATGGGATTCTGTTGGTTCAGTTCCTTGTAAGATGACTTATGAAGGTAAAGGAGGTAAACAACACAACGCATCAACCTTGGCTGACAAAATTGGTATGGGTATTAACCAAAGAATTTCAGGGTCTCGTAAAGCAGATTCTAAATACGAAAATACTCTTATCATTGTTAATCAACCATGGGTTGAGTTACCTGACAATCCTTTTGGACAACCAAAGATTAAAGCTAAAGGTGGTGAGGCCATTTGGTTAAACTCATCATTGGTATTTTTATTCGGTAACCAAAAAGGTGCGGGCACAAACAAGATTACGGCAACTAAAGACAAGAGAAGTGTTAAGTTTGCGATTAGAACAAAAATTTCTGTTATGAAAAACCACATCAATGGATTGGGTTATGAAGATGGAAAGATTATTGTTACACCACACGGATTCTTAGCTGGTAAAGAAGCATCTGAAGAGAAGACTTCAATTGAAAATTACAAGAAAGAATATGCGGACTATTGGAAAGACATCATCGGTACAGATGGTGAATTTACTTTAAAAGAAGAAAAAGAAGATTAGTTTATTTGTTTCACATTTTAAATCACTGTTGTGATTAAGACATTATTAGTTGACGGAGACAATCTATTTAAGATTGGATTTCATGGGGTTAGGGACTTGTATAACGAAGG